CACGCACACATGACTACTTGATTTGATGAGCCGACCACCGAGGCACTTATGCTGCTAGACGTCCGAGTCGATCTGAAAGAAGCCGAGCGATACCTCGTCGGGCTGCGGAAAGATCAAATACCTTTCGCCACCGCATACGCTCTGACGCAGACGGCTAAACAAGCGCAACGCTTTATCGTGAGCGAGATGAAGCGGGTATTCGATCGACCGAAACCCTATACGCTCAACGGAACCTATGTAAAGCCCGCGACCAAGCAAAGCCTCTGGGCATTGGTCAAACTCAAGGACGGCTACCTAGGCGACGCAGGAGAGGCTAGCAAGCGCGGTACGGCTGACAAGTATCTATCGGCACAGGTCAAGGGCGGGGTACGCAAGCCAAAGGCATTCGAGAAGTTGCTAATTAACAACGGCCTCATGCCTCCTGGCTACTTCGCTATACCGACATCGGCAGCCCCGCTAGACCCTTACGGCAACGTGAGTGCGGGATACTTTAATAGGATCATGTCTCAATTAAGGATAGCGTCCGATCCTTTAAATAACGCCCCGATCAAACGCAAGCGAGGCAGACGCACACGCTCGGCGGGCTTCTTCGTCGCCTACCCTGGCAGAGTCCAGACCAAGCACCTAGCCCCTGGCATCTATGAGCGCATCGGTACAGGCTTCGGTAGAACGATCAGACCGATCTTCATCTATACGGATAGCCCGCCTCGATACCGGAAGCGGCTCGACTTCGTAGGACTGGTTAACAAAGCCGTGGAGCGAGACCTGCCCTTCTACTTCGAGAAAGGCTTCGCTCTCGCTAACCGGACGGCTCGACCGCTATGACGGGAAGGTTATCCACAGGGCTGCGGGTCCTCCCAGCAAACTCGCCTCTGGGGGTAATTCGGACCCCCTGCTATTTCTAGCCACAGAAGTTTCGGTACGGGTTTCACTTCACTAAAGTAAAGTTGAAAAAACACAGCCATTCGGTGATCTTAACTTGACCATGTTAAAGATAGAAACGATCGCAATAGGTGACTTAATCCCTTTTGCGAAGAACAGCCGAACGCATTCCGATGCACAGGTCGCTCAGATCGCGGGAAGTATCCGTGAGTTTGGGTTTACAAACCCAGTTCTGATAGATGAAAAAAACGGGATCATTGCGGGACACGGCCGAGTTGCTGCTGCTCGCAAACTAGAATTAGATTCCGTCCCTTGCATACGGCTCGAGGGATTAACCTCGGCACAGAAACGGGCTTATGTTATCGCGGACAATAAGATTGCTCTTAACGCAGGGTGGGATGAAAAACTATTAGCGTTAGAGTTGAAGGAACTAGGCGACCTAGGTGTATCGAACGACCTGACGGGCTTTACCTCAGAAGAGATCGCAGCCCTGTCGATGGACGATATCGCAGAGGCAGCAGAAGAGCCTTATACGAGAAAGATCGAAGCCCCTAAGTACGAGCCGTCTAACGATAAGCCAAGCATAGAATCTCTCTGCAATCGAGAGAAGGTCGAAAAGTTATTGGCAGATATTAAATCTTCAAATCTAAATGAAGATGAAAAGCGGTTCTTGGCTTTCGCTGCAGAACGTCATACGGTTTTCGACTTTAGGCTAATAGCCGATTACTATGCTCATACTAATGCAGAGATGCAGGAGTTAATGGAGCGGTCGGCTCTAGTGATCATCGACTTCGATAAGGCTATTGAAAACGGCTACGTCTCCTTGACTAAAAACATCATGGAGCAATACACGCAGGACTACTTCGATGACGATGAGGAGTAGCGAATTTGCTACCTTTATCCTGACGCATGGAAGACCTGATCGCGTTTATACGATCAACACTCTTAAGCGGTCTGGATATACGGGGAAGATATACCTTGTGGTTGATGATGAGGATAAGACCCTTGAGGAGTATCGTAGACGGTATCCTGGGCAGGTTCTCGTTTTCTCTAAGAAAGAAATTGCCAAGACCTTTGACGAGGGCGATAACTTTAAGGGTCGTATGGGTGTAATTATTTACGCTCGCAATGCTTGTTTTGAACTCGCTAAACGAGTTGGGGTTAAATACTTCTTTCAGTTAGACGACGATTACACGGACTTTCGATACAAGTTTAACGATAAGCAACAGTACGGCGATTGGGGTATTAAAAATCTTGATTCAGTGCTAGATCATTTGCTTGATTACTATAAGTCAATTCCTGCAACCTCTATAGCAATCGCACAAGGCGGCGATTTTATGGGAGGAAAAAACGGATCAATGGCTAAAAAGATCAAGCCAAAAAGAAAGGCAATGAATACTTTTATCTGTAGCACTGATCGCCCTTTTAAGTTTTTCGGCAGAATAAACGAGGATGTGAATACCTATACTTTGCTTGGTCTGAAGGGATATTTATTTTTCACAATACCTTTGCTAGCAATTCAGCAAAAAATGACTCAAAGCAATGCTGGTGGCATGACTGAAACTTATCTTGATGCGGGAACATATCTAAAGAGTTTTTATTCTGTTTTATATTGCCCTTCATCTGTAAAAATTGCGGAAATCGGGGCAAAACATAGACGTATACATCACAAAGTTAGTTGGAATAATACCACTCCGGTTATTGTGGACGAGAAGTTTCGCAAAATTAAGAGTCGCTAATGCCTGTAAATGTAGAAGCCATCGCGAAGGCGCTAAACCTTACAACGCGAAGGGTTCACCAATTAAAGGCAGAGGGACTGCCAACGGTAGGCAGAGGTCAGTACGAACTCGGCCCATGCATGGCTTGGTATATCCGATACCTTCAAAGCAAGTTAGACAAACTCGGGCCGAACACGAACCCAGAGACGCCGGACTTATTAGCGGAAAAGACTCGCCTTGCGAGAGAGCAGGGCGACAAGTTAGCGCTAGAGAATTCTATTAAGCGCGGACAACTGCTCTATGCTGACGATGTTTCTCGCGTATGGGCAGATCACATCTCAAGCGCGAAGTCTAAAATCTTGGTCATTCCGAGCAAACTCGGACCGCAGTTGGTAAACATCGACAATGCAAACGTCATCGCAGGAAAACTCCGCGACGAACTCGACGCAGCCCTCGCGGAACTTGCCGCGGATAACGACGAACATTTACGAGCCGTTGAGATTAGCGAGGAAGTATTGGAGTCCACCGCCGAAACTGACGATTTCGGAATGGGCGGATCGTTACCGCAAACTATCGAGTGAGTCCTCGGCAGAGCCGGGATACTGGCGAACCTCTCGCGCACCCTATCAGCGCGGGATCATGGACGCGATCACCGACGAAACGGTGAAGGAAGTTTGGGTTCAGAAATCCGCACAGGTCGGATGGACTGAAATCCTAAACAACGTCATCGGGTTTCACGTTCATCAAGACCCCGCGCCGATGCTGCTAGTGCAGCCGACGTTGGAGATGGCAGAGTCGTGGAGCAAGGATCGACTCGCCCCAATGGTGCGCGATACCTCGGTGCTGACCGAGCGCATTGCTGACCCGAAATCGAGAGACAGCGGAAATACGCTGCTGCATAAAAAGTTTGCAGGTGGGCATCTCACGGTAGCGGGTGCGAATAGCCCTTCGGGACTCGCATCACGACCGATCCGAATCGTGCTGTTCGACGAGGTGGATCGTTACCCGGCGAGCGCAGGGACGGAGGGTGATCCTATCTCTCTCGGTCGCAAACGCACCGCGACATTCTGGAGCCGTAAGGTATTGGCCGGATCAACGCCGACGATCAAAGGATCAAGCCGCATAGAGGCGGGATTCGAGTCGGGTGATCAACGGTTCTACTATGTACCCTGCCCGCATTGTGGGGAGTTCCAAAGGCTAGTTTGGGCGCAAGTGAAATGGCCCGACGGTCAGCCCGAGTTGGCCGAGTATGTCTGTGTGCATTGCTCTGCTCTGCTAAACGAGGCAGACAAAGCCGATATGCTCGCTCTCGGTGAGTGGCGAGGCTCGAAAGAGTTTCGAGGGATAGCATCGTTTCATATCTCGGAACTCTATTCACCGTGGACAACATGGGCTGATATGGCGGTCGCCTTCGTAGAGGCAAAACGCTTTCCCGAGACATTGCAGACTTGGATCAATACTGCACTCGGAGAGACTTTCGAGGAACGAGGCGAACAGGTCGAATCGGTTGGCCTAGCGGGTCGGCGCGAGCAGTACACCGCGCAGAGTATCCCGCAGTCAGTCTTGATGCTGACGGCGGGAGTAGACGTACAAGATGACCGACTAGAGGTGACGGTTGTCGGCTACGGACGCGATGAGGAGATGTGGGTTGTCGAACACGCTGTACTGCGTGGCGACCCCGGCTCTGATTCTCTATGGAACGATCTCGATGGATTCTTGTCTCGTAAACGCGAGACAGACGATGGACGATCGCTCCTGATCGAGGCTACGGCTATCGACTCGGGCGGTCACTTTACTCAACAGGTCTACGGATACGCTGCAAGACGAAAGTCTCGGCGCATCTGGGCGATCAAGGGAGCGGGTGGCTTCGGTCGGTTGATCTGGCCGAAGTCAGCAGGACGGGCGGGAAAAACCTCGGCGCAGGTTTTTATAGTCGGTGTGGATACCGCAAAGGACGTTCTATTCGGACGCCTTAAGCGGGTACACCAACCTGGAGCGGGATACATTCACTTCCCCGTCTCTGTCGATGAGGTCTATTTTGACCAGTTGACCGCCGAGACATTGATCTACCGAATGGTGCAGGGGCGGCGCGTAAGGTCATATAAGCCGCGATCTAGCGGTAGCCGAACGGAAGCCCTCGACTGTCTTGTTTACGCCTATGCCGCCTTTATTGGGCGACATGGCCCGATGGTACTGCCGAACCGCAAAGTCGAACCAGTTACAGAAAAGGAAGTCACAGTTCAACCGCAGAAACCGCTACGCCGCCCCGCACCGATTCGCGGCGGGTGGATGAACGGATGGAGATAACGCATGGCCGATAAAAAAATCAGCGCACTAACATCACTCGCACAGGCTGACATTGCTACCGCAACCGATGTGTTGCCGATTGTCGATACGAGCGCAACCGAGACCAAGAAAGCAACCCCGGCGGCTATCGTCGGCGCGGCTGCTGCTGCGGGCTTGACGAACGTA